TATGTTCCTACACCGGATGTGTATTCTGAAGGAAGGCTTGTCAATCTTGAAAATGCTTGGGTAACATTGCAGCATGTAACTTACCCATTGATTGATGAGTCACGCAACGAGTTCTTTTCTAGTTACAAATATGAAACGCTGCTGGGGTTGCCGCGTTACGTTATTGTTAAGCCAGAATTGAATTTAACGCGCCTTCAAATTTTCCCCGCTCCTAGTCAAGAATATGATTTATCGGTTTATGGTAAGTGGCAGATTGCTACCTTGACTTCTAATGACGACATGTCGACGTTACCCACTTACTACCAGCGATATTTAAGATTTGCTTTGGCTCGTGATTTGGCGGTGTATAAAGGTCGGGCAGATGCTTGGACTCCAATGCTTGATGGCATGTTTCTTGAGGCTAAAGCTGATATGGAAGCTACCAGTAGTCAAAATCTAGATATCAACGTGAATAACGAATCTTGGTTGAATGGCGCTTGGCGCGTCAGAAGCGGGATCTAATTAATGATGCTTGGAGAGTATGGTTTGTTGTGATATAATTACTTCTTTTAATAGGAGGTGATTATGGAAAATATAGGTGACTTTGAAGTTGTGGGTGAAATATGGAAAGAAGGAAAAGTCTACAAATGCAATGCTTTATGTAAAATTTGTAAGAAAGAATTTAAAACTAATTATCATGCATTACATAGAATGAAAAGCTGTGGTTGTGCTAGACCAAGTCAATTAAAGCCATTGCCAGAGTTTATTAATGGATTCAGAACTATAAAATGTCACGGATATGATATTAATCGTGGTGTTAGATGGGCAACAGTAGAATGTAAAGTTTGTTTGAAAGAATATGAAGTTGACCCTAATAAATTGAAATATAGAAAACATTGTGGGTGTATGCATGGTGATATCATTGAATCAAGATATGCAAAATCACATCCACAATTAGCCCAAGCTATAAAGCATATGATGGGCAGATGCTATAACAAAAATAACCAAGATTATTATAATTATGGTGCTCGTGGAATAACAGTTTGTGACGAATGGTTAAACGATAGAAATACTTTTTGTGAATGGTCGATTGCTAATGGATTCGAAGAAGGAAAAGGGTTATCGATTGATAGAATTGATTCATCAAAAGGTTATAGTCCTGATAATTGCAGATGGACTACTGCCACTGTTCAGGCTAGAAATACGAGAAGAAATGTTCTAACTTTAGAGTTAGCTAAAGAAATTAGAAAGGATAAAAGTTCTATGAGTTATCTGCAAATAGCGAAAAAATATAATGTAAGTTATGAGACTATTTCAGCCGTGATTTCTAATAGAATTTGGAAGGAATCCTAATGCCGATAAAGCCGCTTCCAATCATGAATTCATACTCGAAAGAGCGCTTTACCCAATTTTCTCCAGAAGATTGTGCTGGATGGTTTGCAGTTTCATCTCCAAGTGGAAAGAAAAAACAGGCCATGTACCCAACATTGGGGCGTCGTCATGTGGAAAAAAACGGTCAAAATATATTGGTTTACGACCAACAGCCTAGAAGAATATTTAAATCCATTGATTATGTTTATATTGTAGTTGGCAGACAAATTTGGCAGGTTAATAGTGATTTTGAGTCGGTACAGATTTCAATCGCATCATTTACTCAATCTGCTGGAGACTTATATTTTGCTTACTTGCCAGTAATTCAGACTCCAGGAGTTGGCTCTACAACTCAGGCTGTATTTTGTATGTTGTGTGATGGTAACAATTCGTTTGTAATTAACGAGGCAACTTACCCTGCTACTATGACAAAAGTTGATGATCCAAATCGTCCGGTAAATCCGTTATTTCCAGTTGCATTTGGAAACAGGTTTGCGGTGTCTAGCCGCAATTCAACGCAGTTTCAATTGTCACAAATTAATATGGGTGGCAGTTATAGTTCATCGACATGTTTTACAGTTCCAGGTGAAACGCCAGTTGTATTTGCACAGGAATCTGGAATTATTCGTCAGATGGCAGTCTTGCAGAATCAGTTGTATATTTTCACTGATTACTCAACTGGTATTTGGACGAATCAACCTAGTGTGTTTAGTGATGGTACTACAACAACGACTTTCCCTTGGCGTAAAAATACATCGTTCCAATTTAACTACGGCATGTCAGATCCGGATACTTTGGATGTAGATTTTGGAATGATAGTTTGGCTTGCTCGCAATCGTAATGGTTTAGTTACTTTTATGAAAAGCAGTGGCCAATCGCCTGAGCCTATATCAACGCAACCTATAAATGTTTTATTACAAAATATTGCGAACAATAATGGAACAACGGACACCCTCAATATTGACTCTGAGGGATTCTTATACCAGTATGAGGACACGATTTTTTACAGGGTCTCCGTTGGTGCATACGACCCAACAGAGAGCCTTGATTTGGCTTCAAATTCGGTCTCATTGGAATTTAACTTCAGCACTGAGACTTGGTCGCGTGTTATTGAGGTAAATGGAGAGCGCAATCGAGTAGAGTCTCACCAGTTTTTTAATAATAAGCATTTGGTGACGGTTCGTGATGATCCAGCAGTTTATGATATGACGGGTGTTGTTTATTACAATGAAATTCGCAATCCATTAGAACCAGATCCACAATCAAACCTTGCATTTCTTGCTTACCCTTTCCGCTATGAAAACATTACTCCGATTATAGTTGAAGATGACTATAGTGAGTTCATTACAGATTACATTGAAATTGATTTTGTTTTTGGTGATAGCACATATCTTCAGTGGGGAAATGGGTTCGCAAATACGGTATTTATTATTGGTGAATTGCCGGATATAAATGGAGACCCTATTTATATGGTTGCTGAGGACGGGGTCACTTATATTGTTGAAGAAGGTTCCGCAACTCCTGCGCTTGATGAAACGATTTATGATGATTTATTTAAGCCGCACATCGAATTATTTATTTCTGATGATGGTGGCGTTACCTTTTTCTCTGCTGACGTTTTGGAGTTCTCTCAGCTTGGTGTTTATCAATGGAGAATGCGGTGGTATCAAGGCGGCCCTTCAAGAAACAGAGTTTATAAACTTATTTGCGTAAGCGCAGCCCCTATAGTAATTCTTGGCGGCGTTATGAATGTTCGTCGCGCATCGGGAGGCGCAAATTGATAAATCTTGAGCGTATCGACTCGGTTCCTTTAGCGGCTGATAACTTTAGTAGTGAATTTAGTTCTTGGCTAACAGTTTTAGTGGATGCAATTGGCAGCATCGTTGATGACATAGATTTGTTTCTTCCTTCAATTAACCCAATTACATTGCCAACACAAAAGGTTGATTTGAATAGCAGGTATATCCCGCAGGGTATTCCACAAACTGTTTTTACACTGCCAGATTTTGCGTTTGTAGGCTCTCAGGTGGCTATTGATGGCTTTGGTGTTGGCGGATGGCAATTACTATGCGGAGCGGGTCAAACGATTAAGGTTGCGTCTGTTGGAGCTTCTGCAACGACAAGCATTACTTCTTCATCGAGATACGATAGTATTTCAATTATATGTGTTGAAGCAAATTTAACATGGATTGTCATTGCGGAATCTACTGCTGGTTTCGTCATAGTTTAGGAGAATATTATGAGTTGGTTTTCAAGTTTTATGCATCCAGGACGCGCTTATAAAAAAGCTGGCCAACAAGAGCAGATGGGGTATGACCAAGCCAATCAGATGAGGCAGCCTTGGATTCAACAAGGGCAGCAAGCTGGTGGAAACTTGATGGATCAATATTCCAAGCTCATGAATCCAGGCCAACTACAAGATGAGTGGTCAAAAGGATATGAAACAAGCCCGTACGCACAGCAATTGATGCAACAGAATCAGACGCAAGGCATGGATACAGCAAGCGCAATGGGGCTTGGTGGCTCAAGTGCTGCTTTAAGCAATATTCAGCAAGGCGCTGGAAATATCATGCAGAAAGACCGTCAACAATACATGAATGACTTGATGCAAAAATACATGATGGGTGCTGGTATTGGCGAAAACATGTATGGAACTGGTGCTCAGATGGCTGGTCAAGGTGCTCAAGGTGCTCAACAGCATGGCGAATGGCAAGGACAAAATAAATTTAATCAAAATAATGCTGGTGGCAGTCAGATGATGCAAATGCTGCCTATGGTAATGGCTATGATTATGGGTAAAAACCCAATGGGTGGTGGTGGAAATGATTGGAGCAATCAGCCAAACATGCCATTCATACCATCAATGGGATTCGGAGGATAACATGGCTTACTCATTACCGAATACAATGGCTCCAGATGTAAGTATGGAGCGTGGCATATCCCATGGCACTAACTTTTATAATATGTTGGTTCAACATGCTATGCAGAAGGCTCAAGAAAGAAGAGCGCAGGAGAAGTTTCCGCTTGAGTTAGCGCATATGCGTGGAGTTGAGAGAAGAGGTGATGCTGCTAGTGCTAGAAACGCTGAGTTACAACCATTACAAAAAATGTTATTACAAGCTAAAGCACAAAGCGCAGCA